TGTCTTTGTAAGCTTTGCCATGCCTTAACATAGTCATTCAGACTGTGTGTGTAAATGTAGTATTTAATGTACATTGTATGGCGCAGTTTGTTTTGGGTGTGCCTACCTTTTGCAATGCCCCCCGTACAGCAAGCAGTGCCGCGCAAAGCAATGTGTGTTTGCCTCTGTTATGAGGGGGGAAAACAAAACAATGTTTTTTTAAAATCCAACACCAATCAATCAAAATAAATCTGACTGATCCAGCTGCAATGTCTGTCTAATAATGTGGGCAATGTTTGCCTGGCATTGTGAGCAATGTTTGCTAATCAATGCAAACAATGTTTAATACCATGTTTTAAGGGTGTTGACAACATGAACAATGTGCGCTAACTAGAGGGTATAGCAAACAAATACAAAGGATCAAAACAATGACTAGATTATTCTTCACACCTAAAACGGTTTACGGGCAGACGCTATTCTATCCAGACTGTGAAGGCACTCGCAGCCTTGCAATTCTTGCCAAACGCAAAACATTTGACGAGGCCTCTTTATCATTACTCAGCAAAACATACTGTTTTGAAGTAGTGATCAACCAACCAGAATATTCATTTTAATGAGGATCAAGCTATGACAAAAGAAATACCATTCGGTTTCAGATTCAATCACAATTCAATGTATAATTACTCTGAGGTATCAAACTTTATTGAGTGTTCAGATGGGATCGCTTGTGAAGCAGATCGTAAAATATACGTCACCTTTTTAGATGAATTACTATCTGGACATATAAAGCCTTCAACAATGGTAGACATTAATACAATGTGGACATTTTACAGGGATTTAGACAACAGAGCTTCAATTGATTATCGTGAAGGCCATTGGAATGACACGCCAAGCATAGTCAGAGGTGGCAGATATTTTGATCGCCTATCACGCAAAATTAAACAGCACATTGAATCTTATGAGGTGACTGTCAGAGAATACAGTTAACTTAATGGTTAGGCCGTGCCATGCGGCCTTGCCTTTTCAATATCTTGATAAGGTATTGAAATGGCAATAACGCCAACATAGCAAACAAAGAAAGGATCAAGCTATGAAATTACATCACACGCAATATAAAAAGAATTACCGCACATATATTCTGGATCATATTACAGATCAGGACGGCAACCCATTGAAAACAGATCAAGAAAAGATTGATCGTTTATTTTATCGCTTTGAATCAGAGTATGGCTGGAATATTGATCGGCTAGGCTATTTTAAAGCTTTGCAAGAATGGCTGCAAGGCTTGGCTATACCATTTGCTTGTTACAATCATGAGATCATTGATCTTGCTATTGAGATGGGCAGCATTGATGAAAACCCATCTGACAAGCTTTGTGCTCGTGTTGTAGATAATTATTTTCAATTTATGGCTAACATTATCTATGGCCTTAGAAAAGAAAGATCAAACAATGCTTAAAAAGATAAACAACTTTCTAATCAAATACGAAAGCTTATTAGCTGGCCTTGTCTTTATGGGTACAGTGTGGGGCTTTACAGTTTTAATGATGATTTAAAGCCTCACAGCTTTTATGACTGCCTTGTCTGGTGTATACCTACCGGCAAGGCAGTGATAAACGCTGAGCAGCGTTTAAATCGCCAGCAATGGCATAACTAGCAAAAAAGGATCAAACAATGGCAAAGCAATGGTGGGAAATCTGGTTTAATGATGGCGATCGCTATCTAATCCACGGCAGGC